GAGTAAATAAGAAGAGACACCATAAGGTGTCTCTTTCTTAAAATATAAAATTGGTAATTAGTACTTTAATACGCAGTAATCCATTGCAAGGGTTAAGGTAATAGTTTGTGCCGTATTTGCATTTGACCAATCTAAATCAGAAAAATCAATAGACTTAATAAAGGCACCTCTTAACTCCCAATCTTCAACAACATCACCTACAGGACCTAAAGATTGAATGTTTACAGTCTTTTTATAGAAATCTTGGTAACCATCTCTACCGGTTACAGTTTCGTGGTGGAGTCTAAACCAGTTCATAGCAGCTTGTGCACCTGAAGGGTTAATTGGATCATACAATTCACAAGTAATATCACCCCAAGAAACTCTACCCTTTAATTTTCTTTGCATATTAATATGGTCAAGGGTGATTTCTTCAAATGATGGTTTTGGTCTGTCTGCTTTTTTAACTAAATAAGCAGGGATTGCATCTACTCTAAATACGAATCTATTTTTAGTTTTAGGTTCGTATGATTTGTAGAACATACCAATGTCATTGGTAATTTCGTCGTTTCCTATAATTGCCATTTTATATTATTTTAGTGTTGTTTGTTATTAATACATATATTAATCTGTGAAGGAGGCTCCGGTTCTTGTTAAGACAAAGTCTATAACAATGAATTCTGCAGCTTTTGTAGGTTGTAGGAATACTTGTCCTACTAATTTATTTTCATCAATAACGTCTGGGGTGTTTAGCTGTCCATCCATTTTGACTTGGAAAGCATATAATCCCTGCGCTGATACTAAACCTTCTAAATAAGGAGTAGCTAATTTTATGAAAGAATCTCTTGTTGATTGTGTGTTCTGTTCAAAAAGAATACTGTTAGCGAATCCACCAATTGTGTCTTTAACGTCAAGTAACATTCTACGAACATTTACTCTATCAAGTGCACTTTTCGCGTTTTGTAATGTTTTCTGACCGAATACTACAATACCTTGTCCAGGGAATGTAGCGATTGGGTTAATTTTATTTGAATATAATGTATCGCGAGTTGCTTTAGGTAATTTCTTTTCTACTCTTCTAACTCCTGAAATACCACCTCTGTTTAAGCCTGCGGGAGCAAACCAAGGAGCGGCTAAACTATCGTTTTTAGAGTAAACACCTGGGATTACTACTGAAGCTGGACACCATATATCTCTGTCTAGTTCAGCGCTTTTAACAAGAACCCAAGGCCAGTATGAAGTAGCGTATGATGAGTCTATTTCACTAGATTTTGCAGATATAGTACTAGTATTTGAACCATAATTAACTAAATCTGCTACAAATAAGCTGTCTCCTCTAACTGTAGTATTATCGATTACAGTAGCTATTTTATCTGAAGCGTATTCTTGGGTTAATCCAGGAATTACTAATGTTTTAAATTTATAGTCGTCTTTATTCTTAAGAATTTTAATAGCATCATCGTAATCAGCTTCTGCTAATCCTTGAATATTATCGTCCGCAATAGCGTCTTTACCAAATAATGGGTTACCTGCTATATTATCGCCTGTACCCCCTTCAAATACACCTGAGCCCGTTTGAGGAAGCCTGTCTGCGTATCCAGTTTGTGGGGTACCACTGTTATCAAGGTATTGGTATAAAGAAGAACTGACTTCTTTAATCCTAACATATTGAGATCTGTTGGGGAATTCACCTTTAGTGACGACTAACACTTCATCTCCGTCTACTTCTTTTGCTTGATATTGGTCTCCCACTTTTCTAGCGATAAAGTTAGGTGAAAGGGGGTCTAATGAACATTCTGCAAAAGTTTCAAGTACTATAGGTTTTGCGGTAGTATCGTCACCTCTTCTAATTATAAGAGTAAAAGTACCCGATGTAGTGTCAGGGTTTACTATTTCCCATTTTATATTATCTTTAGTTCCATTTGATAATGCCCCATTAGTATATAAATTACCACTAGAATTCATAATAATTCCTTTACTTAGGGTTTCTAATTTAAATGGGTTTTTAGCAGTAGAAGATACAACTTTGTTTAATTGGGGAATATCACTACTACTTGCAGGAGCCCAGTCAGTATCAGCATCTTTAACAACTCTGGTTATTAAAGCAGAATTACCAC